ACTGGCACGGTCCCCGATATGCCTATCTCAACTAGTGTTCCGTCCAATCGCATAGAGAAGAGAGCACGTTACGTAGAACTAGCTGGCAGGATGCCGGAAGAGATGGCAATGAAGATGCTGCGGGATGACTACGAGGCTGGCAAACTCAAGCGCAGTGACGTACAGGCCGTCATACGTCGAATGCAAATGCAGCAGTACCCAAGGTAACGAAAAGCCCCGTCCTCCACATAAAAAGGACGGGGCTACCGTAACGACGCAAGGAATCAAATAGGACATAAACCGATCCCGCTGCGGATTACTCCAACAGCTTACCTTGCTATTTCAGTGAGAAAAGGACTAAAAACTCACTGATAAGTATTATACACTATGGGTTCTTATATTCGGTAAGTAAATCTTTTAGGTTGCGCTTCTCATCCTGGAGTTCCTTACGCTGCTCGGTCATACGATCAATGCGGTAGGATAGAAGCCGGGATTCCTGACGAATCATATCGATCTGGGTCTGGATTCTCTCAATGTTTTCTTCGGTGTCTTGCATACTCTGAACTTGTGCGGAAGCCTTCTCCTTGTCAACAAATAACTCGGGAAAATTTAACCCTTCTAGTGGATAATTTAACTCCTCGTAGCAGAAGGTATCACGGGCGATAGCGGCCTCCTTCTCGTCAGTAAATGAGCCAAGGTATTTCGACTTGTATTGGTGCTCTTTACCTAGACCTATCTGCACAAGGAACTTAGGGTTTTTTGTTGATACCTGTACGCCCCTGTACTTGGATTTACCGCGAACCTTTTGGTATCCTCTGAGGTTTTCGGATCGTGTCACGTACCGTAGGTTGGATGGTCTATTGTCAGTAGTGTTTCCGTTAATGTGATCAACGTCATAGCCCTTTGGTTTATTCCCAAGAAAGGCTCTTGCGATCAGATCGTGGACCTTGTACTGGCGGTTATGTATAAACTTTTGATTGTAACGACCTGAATCATCTGAGCAAAATGACCGAGGCTTGCGATACTTACCGTGACCCTCTACACTGCCATCCGAGTAGCAGGTTACTCTTATTCCGTTTACGCTTATATCCTTTGATGTTTCTGTAGCTATCATAGTTCTTGTGTATTGATGGTGTGTGCGCTGCGATTGTATAGGTAACCGGTACGCTTGGTTATTATTTGTACTGCTTCAAAGTCCGTAGTCCAAGGCATCTCACGATCCTCGAACCCGAAGTCGTAGTCATCCCGAATTAGCTTAGAGATATTCCAGACATACAGAAGGTGTTGGTATCCATTAACATAGATGAAATCCTTCTTTACTGATTCAGCGATACCGATATTGGTATCAAGCTTTAGCTGCTCAATAATCCAGGGATCGTATGCCTTCCGGCGTACCTTGATCTCCACTAAGTAGTCAATGCTCTCGTAATCAAAAGGACTGAACTGGTCCTCGGCCTTGATCAGCTTATTCATCTTAGGAAAAGCCAACATTATATTTTGTGCTACTTGTTCTTCTGTCATTATCCGAACCTCCCTGTGCAGTGATAGAATTTAAACGTACCTCCGATGTCGCGCTCACCTTCACGGTTCTTAGCTATCTCGTAGGTTAGACTGGTATAACCCCCACGGGCATCTTGACTCTTTGACGAATCAACATCTCCGTTTGATGGGTACATAAGCAGAACAACGTCGGCATCATTCTCGATGTCCCCGGAATCCTTTAGATCATACAGCTTGAGTCGGCCATTCTTGGCTCCCTCTCGGTTGACCTGTGCTAGTAGGATAATGGCGATATTGAGATCAATAGCCATCTGCTTAATTTTGTGAGAGATACTGGCGATGCCCTCGGCCTTACCCATCTTGGAAGAGAAAGGTATAAGCTGTAAGTAATCAATGACCAGTAGCTTTACGCCGTGCTTGTTGACGAACTGACGTGTCTGGCTGTATAGATCATCGGCACTCTTGACTGAGTGCGAGGTGTACACAGGCATTGTCTTGAGATTAGAGATAGTCTCGTGAACTCGCTTGACCTGTTCCGGCTGGGCTACGTTGTCCTCCACGCTGCGTAGGTTAACGCCGGAGATAACCTGCGTCAGTCTCTTAGTAAGCTGCTTCTGTGGCATCTCCAAGGAGAAGACTCCACAAGCGTGACCATCCTTTGCTACAGCCTGGGATACAATATACAGGGCCAGTGCTGACTTACCACAGGAGGTAGGTGCAGCTACAGTCATTACTTCACCAGCGGCTATGCCCCGATTGCCAAGCTCACTATCCAAGTTATTGGTATGCGTCTTAACAACGTCGGGTACGTAGTCACCTGCCTGCATTCTAGCGATGTCCTCCAGTAGCTCGTCAGCAGACGAACCGATCCCGGTTTTATCTTGGCTGAATAAAGGACGTGCAGTAATCTCGGACTCAAGGGTGCTACGAATCTCGTCATAGCTAAGAGCCTCGGACTCCACATTCTCGACAGCAATCCGGCAGGACCGCATAATCTCACGGAGCCTAGCCTTCTCTGCTACGATGTTAGCATAGAACTTAGCCGTAAGCTCGCTGTAAACGCCGTCAGCTACCGATAGGATACCTGCTATGCCACCGACATCGTCAAGCCCTCTAAGGGACTTCAGATGCTCTGCAATGGACACCTCGTCAATAGGCTTACTCAGTTGAGCAAGGTCACCTATAGCTTGGAACAGTAATCTAAATCGTAGTACGTAAAAATCCTCGGCCTCCAGTAAGGGACGAACCATATCATATACGGATGCGTCACCTGGGAATAGGCAGGATGCTATTAATTTTCTTTCAGCCTCAACACTATGTGGCTGGTTCGTCGTCAGTAGGTTTATTTCGTTCATTATCAAGTAATTCTACCAGAGAACGAAGGACTTGTCCAAGGGACTTATGGGCTACACGATTTAACTCCGGCATATGATAACAATCAATTGTGTTATAGATGGAGAGTGATACTTCGGCGGCTTCTTTTATTTTAGTCATTTCGTTGCGGTCTATTTTATTATGTTGGGTCATAAGAATTACTTGCCCCCTACCGAATTGTAAGGGGCAAGCATCTTAGCACAGGGACTTACTCCGACTCTGCTCTTTCGAGCATCCCTATGGCTATCAACGAGTAGCCAATTAGGTCGCGGAATATGTCCTTGGATTGGTCGCCATTAGTAACTACTTTTAGCTGACCATCGTTACAGAAAGCCTTCGCTCTCTGGAATTTGTCCTGCATTCGAATGCATACACCTGTTAAGGGATGAACACCGAACTCGGAGGAGCCGTCAAAGTTTGCGAAGGGGTTATCGCAGCTTTCGCCTCCTGTGTAGTCCGAGCATTTGCCAGCGGTAAGTTCCAAAATGGAACGAACCTCCTCGTGGCGGAATTTCTCCCACCAGATCTTATCAAAGTCTAGCATCTAGAAGCTGATAGGATCGTCGCTCATCGGGGCAACTCCAGATGAAACTACGTCTGGCTTGGCTTCCTTAGGGTCGAACGCTACAGACAAAAAAGCTTTGCCTGCCTTGCTTGTTTTCTTCCATCCTTTGAACCAGTATTCCTTGCCGTCAATTTCGCAAGAGCCAGTGAGATCAGGGTGAGTGTCCTTTTCCTTACGGTCGTTAGGGAAGAGTGCGCCACTGTTGTTGTTGTCGTATGCTTTGGTTTCCATTATATTAACCCATCCAGGGTTTGTGTTTTCTTTTTGTAGGAAGGTTCGCCCTTCCCGTGAGTGTTTGTTGCATCGGGATCTTTGGTATCGTCGATGCATAGAAGGCCGTTAAGAGCGTACTTACGTGCATAGGAGGAGGCCGAGCCAGTAATCTGGGCATCGTCCATTCCCTTCTTGGTAAGAGCCTCACGAGCAAAGCCAGTGGAACGTGCAAGTGGCTCGCAGTCCTTGTCATCCAACCATAGAGTTGCTGTTGCCTGTACGTATACACGTCCCTCTACGCCAACAATGTCATCGCTGATAATGAGTGACACCTCGTGCTTCTCTAGCAGGGGCTTAACCGCACTGAGGATATCCTCGGCTGATCGGTACGAGTAGTTGCCGAAGTTATTCTTCTGGCCTTTGGGAGCCTTCAGCTCCGACTGTATCTGTTGTAATATGCTCATATGTTTTATGTGTTAGTTAAATTTAATGCTAGGAATTTTATTTCCAATGTTGATGGTGGCTGTGCTGCACGGATGCTCTAGCATTAACTGAAAAGCCTCTTCAATGCTACTTACTCCACAGTATTCGGTTCCTTCGCCTTGCTCAATCTTAATTAGATAAGAGTATGAAAGGTCATCGGTCAAGGGTGCTACGTTGAATGTAACGTGCTGCTGTTCTAGTTCCTGTATGCTGTTATTTAGTGTACTCATATGTGTTTTTGTTATGTGTTATTGGTTATTGGTTGGTTCAGAATAGTTTTCTGGAAAGTTTAAACCCTCCAGAGGAAAGCCCTGCGAGAACACATAAGTGTCTCTAGCTATGGCTGCGTCTCTTTCATTATGGAAGCACCCGATGTGCGTTGTATTACCATCAATCTTGCAACCCGCCTTCCATTTTCCTCTTTCTTTTATCCAATAAACCCCT